GTCAATCTTGGCAATTTGCTGATAAGTATAAAGATATTAAAATGCCATTTATAACGATTGTAAGACTACCAAACCCACAAGTAGGTAGAAATCAAGCTGGGTTATTTAATATACCTGGTAGAAGGTCTTATACGTATATGAAGATACCAACATTTGAAGGTGGTAGAGTTGGTGTTGATACATATAAGATTCCACAACCAACTTCAGTTGATTTAACTTATGAAGTTAGGTTATTCTGTAATAGAATGAAAGATTTAAATCAATTAAATCAATTGGTTCAAAAAATATTTCAATCTAGACAGCATTATGTTCGTGTAAATGGGCATCCAATGCCATTACATTTAGAGAGTATTGGTGATGAAAGTAATATTGATGATTTTGAAAACAGAAGATTTTATGTTCAACCATTTGAAATGGTGCTTTATGGTTATATATTAGATGAAAATGATTTTGAAGTAATACCATCTATTAATAGAATATTTGTTGCAACTGAAATTGATGGTCAAATAAGTAAAGTTAGATTTAAAATATTACCAAGTAGTGTTGATGATGGTGTTATTTATAATTTTATTTTCCAAAAAGGTTCAAACCCATCTCAAAATGTCAATTCATTTTCATTTGTATCTGATTTTGATGGTAGGTTTACTTCAATTGAAAATTTAATCAATATATCCAATATTGAGATTAAATCAAATAATGTGGTAATATTTAATGGTACTACTATTATTGACCCATTAATATTTAATAAATGGGATAATATTACAATAACAATAACTAGGACTGATAATAATGGTAATAGTACATTCAGCTTAATCGGAAACTCATTAAATGGATAATTTTTCACAAGGTAATATAAATATAAATAAAACATTTATAATTAGTAGTACACCAGTTACGCCGTTTAATCCATGTACTGGTATTATAACTGCTGACATAGTTAGTTGTGATAGTATTATTTTTTTTAAAATAAATGTAAAATACAGTCTTATTAATAAAGTCTTTAATATTTATATATAAAATTATATTATGTCTATTTCTTATATTATTAACAACAATGATTCTACATTAACGGGTCAAACCATTTTTGGTGCATTATCACAAGGTAGTGGTGCAACTGCTAGTGGTTTATATTCACACGCTGAAGGTTATTTTTCAACCGCTAGTGGTGATTATTCACACGCCGAAGGGTTTGGTTCAACTGCTAGTGGTTTATATTCACATGCTGAAGGTGCAAATACAATAGCTAGTGGTAACACATCACATGCTGAAGGTAATGAAGTAATAGCTAGTGGTGAGTATTCACATGCTGAAGGTAGTAGAACAACTGCTAGTGGTATTGTATCACATGCTGAAGGTGAGAGTACAACAGCTAGTGGTCAATATTCACACGCTGAAGGTGATAGAACGATAGCTAGTGGTGATACGTCACATGCTGAAGGTTCAGCTACAACCGCTAGTGGTGAGTTTTCACATGCTGAAGGTGAAAATACAACAGCTAGTGGTGAGTATTCACATGCTGAAGGTAGTAGAACAACTGCTAGTGGTATTGTATCACATGCTGAAGGTGTTAGTACAATAGCTAGTGGTGCTGCGTCACACGCTGAAGGTGATAGAACGATAGCTAGTGGTGATACGTCACATGCTGAGGGGTCTTTTACAATTGCTAGTGGTACTTTTTCACATGCTGAAGGTCAAAATACAACAGCTAGTGGTAATTATGGTTCACATGCTGAAGGTCAAAATACAATAGCTAGTGGTGATAATTCACACGCTGAGGGTAGTTATACAAAAGCATTTGGTCAAGCTTCACACGCTGAAGGATATAGTACAACTGCTAGTGGCATTCAGGCGCATTCTGAAGGTTATTTAACAACAGCTAGTGGTTATTATTCACATGCTGAAGGGATTTCAGCAAAGTCTTTTGGTGCTTATTCACATGCTGAAGGTAATGCTACAATAGCTAGTGGTGATACGTCACACGCTGAAGGGTATCAAACAACTGCTAGTGGTTATTATTCACATTCTCAAGGTTATATTACATTAGCTAGTGGTCAAAATTCACATGCTGAAGGTCAGCAAACCTCAGCAACAACATATAATACACATGCTGAAGGTATTGGTACACTTGCTAGTGGTACGGGTTCACACGCTGAAGGTTATGGTACCAAAGCAACTGGAATTAACTCACATTCACAAAATTTATATACAATAGCATCTGGGTTTCATTCACATGCGGGTGGTTCAGGTTCAACCGCAACTGGTATTTCATCATTCGTCCATTCATCTACTTCAACAGTAAGTGGTGATAGAAGTGCTGTTATCGGTGGTGAGAATATAGTTGGCTCAACAGCTGATACAGTTTATATGCCTAAGATTGAATTAGCTGAGGTTGCTGCTTCAATTATAATGAAAAGTCCAGATGGTACAAGATATAAGCTAACCATAGCTAATGGTGGTACAGTATCAGTAACAACTGCTTAAAATATTAACAAATTAAAATAAAGGGTTTAAATACCCTTTATTTTTTTACTCACCATAAAGGTCTTTTGGTTTGACACATTTTTCTTTAATCAATTTTTCCACGTATGCAAACATTTTTAAACCATTTTCTTCACAATAATCTTTAAGGATTTTATGGGTATTAGGTGTTATTTTAAGGTTTTTAGTTCGTTTCATAATCCTTTTTTTTATAAATATGACAAAAGTAAGTTATTTGTCATACTATTTTTTGTTGTAAAACAACAAAAAGAAATTTTTCGATTTTTGTTGTATATTTATTATTAAAACAACGCAAGATAATAATTAATTAAAAAAAGTAAATAATGGCAGAGAAAGTATTCGTCAGTCCAGGTGTCTATACATCAGAAAAAGACTTAACATTCGTTACACGACAAGTGGGTGTAACAACATTGGGATTGGTTGGTGAAACAACACAAGGCCCAGCATTCCAACCTATCTTCGTATCAAACTACGATGAATTTAGGTCTTTCTTCGGTGGCTTAGATGCTACTAGAGTAAAAGATACGGGTGCACCAAAATATGAATTACCATACATTGCAAAATCATATTTATCACAATCTAATCAATTGTTTGTAACTAGAGTATTAGGTTTCTCTGGTTATGATGCTGGTTTAGCTTGGGGTATAACATTAAGTGCGGCTTTAGACCCAAATACAATTGATGTTGTGTCTGCAACTGTATATTCACCATTAATTTCGTTTACTGCTGATTCAACTGGTACTATAACTAGTTTAGTTTCTAGTGATTCAGTTATTCAAAGTTTATGGGATAATGGTTTAATCGGTTTAGATTATTTAGCTGCATCATCAGTTGGTCCAGTTGCTCCAGTTCCTTTAACATTTGAAAAAATAGGTGTTACTTTCCAAGGTGCTGAAATTCCTAATTTCGTTGTAACTTCGATAGTAACAAATACTAATGGTACAACTGGTGTAACATCTGGTGATACTATTGTTTATTCTGGTGCTGGTTATTCTAATGTTGAAAACAAGGTAGTTGCATTATTAAGGTCTAGAGGTAGATACAATGGTTCTGAGCAATTAGTATTCGAAGTTTCTGCAAATACACAAGTTGATTTTGCAACAACACCTTTGAATGCTGAAACAGACCCTTATGGTGATTTCGCAATTGAAGGTACTTCAAATATTTCAGGTATATTTAGATATGATTTATCATTCGATAGAACTAAGAAAAATTATATCACTAGAGTATTGGGTAGAAATGCACAAGACGGTAAAACAGCATTATTTGTTGAAGAAATATATGAAAACATGTTTTCTGATTATGTTACTAATGATGAAGTGTTAGGTATTAACATTACAGATTTAGTTAAATACAATAGAGCATTTGATGATTATAAAAAAGAATTCCAACCAGCGGTAACACCTTGGGTTGTATCTGAACTTCGTGGTTCAAACTTATTAAGATTATTCAGACTTTGGACTATTTCTGATGGTGATGCTGCAAACAAACAATTTAAGATTTCAATTAGAAACATCCAACCAGATGTTAAAGAATTTGATTTAATTGTTAGAAGTTATTATGATACTGATGCAAGACCAAATATATTGGAAGCTTATTCAAGATGTTCAATGAACCCAGCTTCAAATAACTATATCGCTAAAAGAATTGGTACATTGGATGGTGAATTTCCATCAATGTCTAGTTATATCTTAGTTGATATGGAAACTGGTTCTGATACTTCAGATGCTTTCCCAGCTGGATTTATTGGTTACCCATTAAGAGATTATACTGAAAATAGTAATACAACTGTTCAAGCACCAACAATTGAATATAAGAAAACATATGGTTCATTTGAAAACAAACGTAAATATTATTTAGGTTTAACAGATACTAAGGGTATTGACCAAGACTTCTTTGACTATAAAGGTGTTCCAGATAGTACAACTATCGATATGTGGACTGGTATGACAAATGGTTTCCACATGGATGTTAATGCTAGTGCCGCTACAATTGATAATGTATTTATTACTGTAAACACAACTGGTGGTACTTATAGTCCAATATACACATTCGATACGGGATGTTGTGTATTCCAAAATGATTTCCAATTACAAGGTACTTCATATGAAAAATTATACTCACGTAAATTTACGTTTGTACCTTACGGTGGGTTTGATGGTTGGGACCCATATAGAACAAGAAGAACAAATACAGACCCTTATTTAATTAACGGTACTAAAGGTTCAGTTGGTTTAATTAACGGTACATTCGCTAATAGAACATTAAGTAATGGTGACCCAGGTATTACATCTGATTACTACGCATACTTAGAAGCTATTTGGACATTTAAAAATCCAGAAGCAACAAATATTAACGTATTCTCAACTCCAGGAGTTGATACATTTAACAATACTAACTTAGTTGAAGAAGCAATTGAAATGGTTGAACAAGATAGAGCTGACTCTTTATACATTGTTACAACCCCTGATACTGATGCTGGTGGTGAAGTTTTATTACCAGAAGATGTTGCTGACCAATTATATGGTCAATACGATAGTAACTATACATGTACATACTGGCCTTGGATTCAAATTAATGATGCTGAGAACAATGTTTACATATATGTTCCACCTACAAGAGATGTAGTTAGAAACATTGCATTGACGGATAATATCGCATTCCCATGGTTCGCTGTAGCTGGTGTTCAAAGAGGTGATGTTGATGCTATCAAGGCAAGAGTTAAATTGACTTTGGGTGAGAGAGATACATTATACGAAAATAGAATAAACCCAATTGCAACGTTTGCATCTGAAGGTATTAAGATATGGGGTAACAAAACATTACAAGTTAAAGAAAGTGCTCTTGACAGAATTAATGTTAGAAGATTGTTACTACAAGCTAGAAAACTTATTTCTGCTGTTGCAATTAGATTATTATTTGAACAAAACGATGATATCGTTAGAAATCAATTCTTAAGCTTGGTTAACCCAATTTTGGATAACATTAGAAGTGAAAGAGGTTTAACTGACTTTAGGGTAGTATTGGATTCAAGTCCAGAATCAATAGATAGAAATGAATTACTTGGTAGAATTTTCTTGAAGCCAACTAGAGCATTAGAATTTATATGTGTAGAATTTAATATCGTACCAACTGGTGCATCATTTGATGATATCTAAAAATAATTAATAAAAAGGGTTATTTATTTAACCCTTTTTTTTAAAAAAATAGAATCATTAATATTTATAATAAAAGATAACAAAAAGAATTAAAAAAATAAAAGAACATGGCTGATTTATTGATGAAAATGCCCGTACCTTATGAGCCTAAAAAGAAGAATAGATGGCTTTTAAGATTTCCAGCTGATTTAGGTATACAAGAATGGTGGTTAGCGTCTGCCTCAAGACCTTCTATAACACAAAATGAGGTTGAAATACCTTTCCTAAACACATCTACTTGGGTAATCGGTAGATTTACATGGGAATCTATAAGTGTGACGTTTAGAGACCCTATTGGGCCTTCTGCTGCTCAAGCTATTATGGAATGGGTTCGTTTACAATCTGAATCTATTACAGGTAGACAGGGTTATGCTGCTGGTTACAAAAAAGATATTGAATTAGAGATGTTGGACCCAACTGGAGTTGTTATTGAAAAATGGCAATTACAAGGTACAATGTTAACGAATGTTAACTTTGGTGACTTATCGATGGATGATGATGGTATCGCAGATATCACAGCTGACATGAGATTTGACAGAGCTATACTTTTGTTTTAACAGAATTGCTCTATCAAACATAAATTTAACCTTACTTTTATATACTATATTTAAGTAAGGTTTTTTTATTTTAATTAAATATTTATAATAAAACTCAAATGAGAAAAAGTGATAAAAAACATAATATGTCTAAAGTTAATTTATTAGCTGAACAAAGATATTTACAATCAAAAGGTTTAATAAATGAAGACCCAATTGGTGGTAATAACGAATTAATGGTGATTAAAAGACAAATTGAAGATTTAAAACCAAATTTTACAATTAATTTTGATGCTTTGAAAGTTATAGGTTTAGATTTGGAGATAACTTATGATTTAAATAGTAAACTTTATAAAGTTAGAAATAGTATTACTGGTAAGTATTATGTTAATAACATATTACATACTCAATGTGTTGATTGTGAATTTAGAACCCCTGATGAAGTTATTAAATTTATTAGACTTAAAGCTGAAGGTGGTGCTGTTAAATTTATGCCAGAGTCAATGGGTAGTATTGATGAAATGGATTATAGTAGAGAAATCGAACTTGATGATTTTAAATTTTTAAATAACCCTGAATTTAGTGGTTGGGTAGTTGAACAGTCTGGTGATTCTGAGTTTATCATTAAAAATGATAAATACCCATATTTTGAATTTGTTGTTTCTTTAGATAAAGGGAATTATAGTCACGCTGGTAAGTATCCATGGAATTATGAAGCTAAACATTCTGGTGGTAGAAATTATGTATCAAGCGGACATCAAGGTTTTTATACCATTGAAAGGAATGCAACATCAAATTTAGAAAACACTTTTAGGAATTTTTTAAGGAATAGAGAAAATGAAATGAGATAATATTAAAACCACTTTTAAAAGTGGTTTTTTTATTTTATGTTATTTACAAAAAAACTTATTATGGTATATTTATTTTTGAGTTATAAAAATAATATTAATAAATAAGTTTTAATTATGGAAAACAGACCAAAAGTCTTCCCAACGGCAGACCAAATTGCCGCAGCAAATCAAACTGGAGTAGAAATTGCGAAAGAGCAAGAAGAAACAATAATGAATAATCAGGTGTCTTCTGGTGAAATAGAGGCGGCAAATGAAATGGCTAGAAGAAC